AAGCTTATAAAGAGTTACTACCTCCCGAAGGCCCTATCCGTACACAAATAGTGGGTGAAATTAATCCGGATATTGAACAACAATCACAACGTGTAAAAGAGTTCATGAACTATCAGATTAGTTATGAAATGGAAGAGTACGATCAAGAACTTGATCAAATGCTTTTTCATTTACCACTAGCGGGTAGTGCCTTTAAAAAAGTTTATTATGATAGTGTAAAAGGAAGAGCAGTATCAAAATTTGTACCAGCAGAAGATGTGGTTATGCCATACGTTTCTACTGATATGGAATCTTGTGAACGCGTTACACATGTTGTTAAAACTATGGGTAATGAATTACGTAAAAAACAAGTAAGTGGAATGTATCGTGATATTGATGTGACCATGTCACAAGTTGATAACAACGATGCAGAAGAAAAGTATGATGAACTTGATGGTATTAAAGCTCCTCAAAATGCTGAGGACATAGTACTCTTAGAGTTTCATTGCGATTTGGACATACCCGGTTTCGAAGATAAAGACTCGCAAACAGGAGATACAACAGGTATAAAGCTACCGTATGTTGTTACTGTTGACGAAGGTTCGGGAAAAGTTTTATCTATATACAGAAACTACAGAGAAGACGATCCCCTTCGTAAAAAGATACAATATTTTGTTCACTATAAGTTTTTACCCGGCCTTGGTTTTTATGGCTTTGGCCTTATCCACATGCTCGGCGGTCTCTCCAGAACTGCTACATCAGCACTCCGTCAACTCATTGATGCAGGTACGTTGTCCAATCTCCCTGCCGGCTTTAAAGCAAGAGGGTTGCGCGTTAGAGACGATGATCAACCACTCCAACCCGGAGAGTTCCGGGATGTAGATGCGCCGGGAGGCGCGATACGTGAGTCACTTATGTTGATTCCGTATAAAGAACCAAGTCAAACTCTTTTTGCTTTACTAGGGTTTGTTGTCGATGCAGGCAGACGTTTCGCGTCTATTGCAGATAACAAAATGGGTGAAGGCTCACAAGCAAATCCTGTAGGCACAACAATGGCAATTATGGAGCGTGGCACGAAAGTGATGAACGCTATACACAAACGATTACATTACGCACAAAAAGTTGAATTTAAATTATTATCAAGAGTATTTGCAGAGAGTTTACCTGCTGAGTATCCTTATGCTGTTAGAGGCGGAAATAGAGTTATTAAACAACAAGACTTTGATGAACGCGTCGACATACTCCCAGTGTCTGATCCAAACATTTTTTCTATGGCGCAGCGTGTTACTCTAGCACAAACACAAATGCAAATGGCTTCGTCTAATCCGCAAATGCACAATATGCATGAAGCGTACAGACGTATGTATGAAGCACTTGGTGTTAGAGATATTGACATGTTACTTCCTCCTCCTCAACAACCACAACCAGAGGATCCGGGAATGGAAAATTCTAAAGCTTTACAGATGATGAAGCTACAAGCATTTCAAGGACAGAACCATCAAGCACACATAAGTGCGCATCAAGCGTTCATGTCTTCTGCTTTGGTAAAAAATAATCCACCAACAATGGGTATATTACAATCACACATCTCTGAGCACATTGCAATGATGTCAAGAGAGGAAATAACACAGAAAAATGCACCTTTAATGGAAGAACAAGCACAAAAATTTGGTGGACAAATACCACAAGAATTAATGCAACAGTTTCAAATGCAAAATGAAAATGAAATTGCAGATAGAATTGTGCAAATAACAGAAGAATTAGTGGCAGGAGAGCAAGAATATCTTGAAGGACAAAATTCTGACCCACTTATTGACTTAAAACAACAAGAGCTTAACCTTCGTGCGCAAGAAATGCAGCAAAATAAAGAAAATGCTGATAAAAAACTTGAGTTAGACGTTGAAAAGTTAAATTTTGAAGGTAAAAAACTTGAACAGAAGGACAATATGGACAAAGAAAAACTACAAAGTCAAGAAGATCAAGCAGATTTACGAGCAGAAGTAGCTTTAGCAGGACAAAGAGGACGAAAACAATGAACATGAGACTAAGTAAAGATGTAATTAGACAATTACAAAAAAAATATAAGAAAAAAATTGGCACTAGAGTTGGGGATCCCGCATCATTAAAAAAACAATTAATGAAAGGCACTAAAGTATCGGGATATATGGCAAAAGATGGAGGTTACATTGCTAAAAAAAGGAAAAAAGTTGTTAAAAAAAGAAAAAAATAATTCTAAACAGATTTTAGATGAAGTATTTGCTTTTGCGGACCAACATCCGCAAGATCCAATGGCATTAAGCGCGTCATTGTTGGTTGTAGCAAAGACAATTTATCTAGATATATTGGGTCCAGAACAAACCTCAGAAATGTTTTATGTATTTGCACAAGATTTAGAGAATCACGAATATAAGAAGGCGACAATACACTAATGGCTCTTTGTAGACATTGTGAACATGAATGTCACCATGGTAATGGCGGTAAATGCCATTGTGGTTGCTTAAATTGCGAACATGATGTAAAAGATGCATTACAAAAACTTGAGGAAATTTTAGATCCAATAAAAATGGTTGAGTTCGAACCAGAGTTTGACTTAACCGAACACTAGGAGGAATAATGAACTTAGTTAAAGATCTCTGGTCACATTTAAAAGAGTGGTCGGATTGGAAGATGAAGGACTGGATTAAGGCGGGCATTGTAGCTATTGTAGTGATCGTTGTAATCAGTCAAATTGGAGGAGGAGCTTAGACTTATGGTCTGGCAACTCTTAGCTAAACCTTTACTTGGCGTCGTTGCTGACGGCGTCAAGGGTTTTGTAGAAACCAAAAAGGCAAAAGCAGAACTTAAACTTACTGAAATAAAAGCTACTACTAAACTTAAAGAAGATCAAATCGCCGGAAAAATTGCATGGGAAGCATCGGCGGTAGATCAAATGAAAGGGTCGTGGAAAGATGAGCTAATTTTAATTTGCCTTCTTGCTCCGGCGACACTCGTATTTTTTCCCGGAATGACAGAACATATTCACAAGGGCTTTGTTGCCTTGCAATCACTCCCGGATTATTACAAACATCTTTTATATATTGCTTGCTCAGCAAGCTTTGGCATTAAGGCTGGAAAAGGTGCAATGGGATTAATAAAAAAGAAATAAATGGATGGAATACATTTAGCCGAAAGGCTATTTAGAGTAATTAGGACTAGACAAAGCCAACTAACTGAGATAATTATCAACAATCAAGTAAAAGATTGGAATGATTATCAAAATCATTTGGGTCAACTAGATACTTTAAATTATATAGAACAGGAACTCTCGGACCTGCTAAAGAAACAGGAGCAAAATGACTAATTTAATTTTACCAGAACACGTCGCAAAAGCGCGTGCCAAACAAGTAAAAAAAGAAGCAAAGAAAAAAGAAGAATCTAAATTACCAGAACCAACAGGTTGGAGAATTTTAATTTTACCTCATCAAGGTAAAGGTAAAACTAAAGGTGGTGTTTATCTATCTGATAAAACAGTGCAGGAAACACAAATCGCAGCTAATGTTGGACTTGTATTAAAAGTAGGACCAGATGCATATAACGATGCAGATAGATATCCTAACGGACCTTGGTGCAAGAAAAACGATTGGGTAATATTTGCTAAATACGCCGGTTCACGTCTTAATATTGAAGGCGGAGAACTACGCTTACTAAACGATGATGAAATTCTTGGAGTTGTAGAAGACCCCGAAAGTATCTTATCGCCAGTAACACACTAACATGGAGAGGAAACCATGCCCGAAGCACAAGAAGCATTAAAAGAAGATAATTTAATGGTTGATCTGGACGTTACCGGAAAAGCCGTTGATGTTGAATTAAAAGATGCTAAAGAAGAAGAAAAAGAACAACCGGAAATTGAAGTAAAAGAACAACCGGTTAAAGAAGAAAAAAAAGATGAACGCGAAGAGTATAGTGAAGGTGTCAAAAAACGTATTGACAGATTAACATACAAAATTCGTGAAGCAGAACGAAGAGAAAAAGAAGCTCTTAGCTTTGCAGAACAAGTTAAAAAAGAACGTGATGAACTACAAACAAAGTTTACAAAATTAGATGATGGTTATGTTAATGAGTTTGCAGGTCGTGTAAAATCAGAACTAGAAACAGCAAAAGCCACACTAAAACAAGCAGTATCTGCTGGTGATGTAGATGCACAAGTAGCAGCTAATCAAGCTTTAGCAAGGCTAGCTATTGAGCAAGAACGTATAAATGCCACTGAAGAGCAAAGAAAATTATACGAAAAATCTCAAGAAAATGCTGGACAGACAATACAACAACCTGTACAAAGTAATGTACAACAATCACCACCGGCAAAACCGGACCCTAAAGCAGAAGCTTGGGCGGAAAAAAATGAGTGGTTTGGTAAAGATGAAGCCATGACATACGCTTCGTTTGGTATCCACAAAAAACTTGTGGAAGAAGAAGGATACAATCCATCTTCCGATGAATACTACGAAGAAATTGACAAAAGGCTCAGACAAGAGTTTCCCCAAAAGTTTAACGATGGGGGAGAAGTCCAAGGAGGTAAGCAACCCGTCCAAACAGTTGCCTCTGCTACAAGGACCACAAGAACCGGACGCAAAACAGTGAGGCTCACACCATCACAAGTAGCGATTGCTAAAAAATTAGGTGTGCCACTTGAAGAATATGCGAAATACGTGAAGGAGTAGGCATATGAATAAAATTGATGAAAATAAGACTCCACGCGCTGCTCAATCCCGCGAGAAAACGACTCGTAGGAAACCATGGGCACCCCCGTCATCCCTTGACGCACCTCCTGCACCCGATGGGTACAAATATAGGTGGATACGCGCTGAAACTTTAGGGCAAGAAGATAATAAAAATCTAAATGCTCGATTGAGAGAAGGTTTCGAACTCGTAAGAGCCGATTCCGACAACGGTCAATATCCGACAATACAGGAAGGTAAATACCAAGGTGTTATAGGAGTTGGTGGTTTACTGCTGGCGAAAATTCCAACAGAAATCGTTGAAGAGCGAATGGCTTACTTTAAACAGCAAGTGCTGGATAAAGAAGAAGCGGTTGCAAATGATTTACTGAAGGAACAACACCCTAGCATGCCGGTCTCTAAACCAGACAGGCAATCTCGTGTAACCTTCGGTGGTAACCGAAAGAACTAATTTTTTAGCTCTTTTGTCCATCGAATTAAAAATATTAACCCTTTAAAAAAGGACACAACGATGGCAAATAAAGACGCAGCTTTTGGGTTTAGACCCGCAAGGCATCTTACAGGCGGTCTAATTCGTACAAACGAGTACAAAATTGCAGCGAACTACGGAACAGCTCTCTATCATGGGCAAGCTGTTAAAGCTGTTGCAGCAGGTGGCATTGAGTCATGCGCTGCTGGTGAAGTAGTTCTAGGTATTTTTGGTGGATGTTTTTTCACAGACCCGACTACAAGTAAGCCAACTTTTAGTAACTATTATCCAGCAAGCACGAACGCTTCTGATATAGTGGCTTACGTATACGACGATCCAAGAATCGTCTTCGAAGTCCAACACGATGGTACTGGCACAGCAGCTATGAACTTTAGTGGTTTTGATTTAGTAGGAACAGGTGGAAGCACTAATACTGGTAGATCTACACAAGAGTTAGATACTTCTACTAGTACTACTTCTGGACAATTTAAACAAATCGGTATTTCCAAGGATCCAAACAACAGCGATACAAGTGCTGCAAACGCTAACGCGTACGTAGTGGCTAACGTTGGCGAGCATACTTGGTTACTAACCACTGCAATATAATAGGAGAGTTTAATGCCAATTTCTAGATCACAACTGGTAAAAGAGCTTGAACCGGGCCTAAATGCTTTGTTCGGGTTAGAATATGCCAGATATGAAAATCAGCATGAACAGATTTTCGATACAGAAACTTCTGATCGTGCATTCGAAGAAGAAGTAATGCTATCCGGTTTCGGTACAGCGCAAGTAAAACCAGAAGGCACAGGCGTAAATTACGACGATGCTACTGAGTCTTTCACTGCGAGATACACTCACGAAACTATAGCACTAGCTTTCGCGATTACTGAGGAAGCAGTAGAGGATAACCTTTACGACACAATCAGTTCTCGTTACACAAAAGCACTAGCTCGTTCAATGGCTAACGCTAAACAAGTAAAAGGGGCTAACGTATTAAACAATGCGTTTGATTCATCTTTCACTGGTGGAGACGGCGTAGAACTATGTTCTGACGCACATCCAACAACTGGCGGAAACATTAAAAACGAGTTATCAACTGCTGCTGACCTAAATGAAACATCTTTAGAGCAAGCACTGATTGATATTGCTGGATTAACTGATGACAGAGGATTAAAAATCGCTCTAAACGGTCAAAAGTTAATTATTCCAGTAAATCTTCAGTTCACTGCTGAAAGACTGATGAAATCTGGTCAAAGAGTTGGTACGGGTGATAATGATATCAATGCTATCGGTAGCATGGGGATGATTCCTCAAGGTTATGTAGTAAATAACTACTTAACTGATACAGATGCATTCTTCATTAAAACTGATGCACCAAATGGATTAAAACATTTCCAAAGAGCGCCAATTACCACTAAAATGGAAGGCGATTTTGAAACTGGAAACGTTAGATACAAATCTAGAGAGAGATACTCATTCGGGTTCTCTGACTTCAGAGGTATCTTCGGTTCTCCGGGAGCATAATTACTCTTAACTTGTGGGGGCTTTGTCCCCCACATGACAACTAGGATAAACTTATCATGCCGACTGCCCTAGCAGACGCTCGTAGAGACGGTATGACTTACTTACGAGGTAAAAATGGCTAAATCAACTTTTTCGGGTCCACTACGATCTGAAGATACTTTTAAAACTGTTAGTAAAAACGCTACTACTGGTGCTATTACTGAAGTAACAACTCTTGGAGATGGACCAGTAAGTCTTTCTGATGGAGATGTAACTCTTACAAACGCAACGCACAGTGGAAGAATTTTACTTGTTCCAGATGGAAGTCAAGATAACACATACACACTACCAGCACCAATAGCTGGATCTGTATTTAGATTTGTTTATGCAGGCGGAGCGGCTGATGCTACTGATGCAATCATCGTTACTCCAGGCAACTCAAACTTTTACGTTGGTGGATTA